TACAATGTTGTGCCACTCGGTACGCTCCGGGATTTGCCGCCCGTCCTTTGTCGTAAACGCTCGTTTCGTGGTTGCCAACGAAAAGGTCGCAACACAACCGCCGTTGTCGAACTCCTTAAAATCCGGGGCTTTTCCGGTATGCCCTAATAAAGTAACTTTGTTTACACTCATAACTATTTGAATTTAACACCATCCAACAAATACAATTTCTTATTATCAGACCAACCCGCCGCCATGTTTAAGGCTTTCCGGTCGTCGTCATGCACAAACTCGCAATACCACGAATTGCCGCCAACGTTCGCTTTTTCTTTTAGTCGTACCAATTTACCGACAATGCACCGGGCAAACTTGGCGTATGCGCTCGTTTCCGATATATGGATAATACGACGTTCGGCGTTTATTTTTGGCAATTCTTCGATTTGCGGGCGTTTTTCCTCGGCGGGGTATCTTTGTACCCTCTGAAAGTCTTTTTTGATTGACGACCGGGAAATTGCCCCGTAATCGGGTTGCCTCTTTTTGGTTCTCATTTTTTATATCTCCATTTATAACCCTTATGCAAATTTCCTTTCCCTTTACATACCTTACAAATTGCCGTTGCCGAAAAATTGCCTTTTCGGGCGGCTTCTTGTATGCTAACAAATACATTTACAACAATACCGTTTTTTATTTGCTCAACCGCTTTTTCGTGGTGCGGTTTCGCTTTTTTTCCAATCCATTTAGATTTTGTTATTGGGTTATTCTGATTTTCTTTAACCGTAACCCAACGCAAATTATCTGCATGGTTATTGGCTCGGTCGCCGTCGATATGGTCAACACATGGTTTGTTTTCCGGGTTCGGAATGAAAGCCGCCGCAACTAATCTATGAACACGGAACATTTTCCCGGTTCCATTTTTCCATAAACTAATTATTTTATATCCTTTCAAATATCCGCCTTTCATTAGAAACGCATCCTTTTTTAAGGAACGAACATTGCCATAATTAGAAATTTGATAATGTCCTTTGTAACCCTCAATATCTTTCCAAATTTGTATACTCATTTTTCATTAATTCAATCATTATCATATTACCGGAATATATACGCATTTTCGTTTTATCCCCATTCTCCCAACATGAATGATGTTCAAAACATAGTATATTTATATTTCTTGCATCATGCGCCATTTCGGGAAACGCTCCACGGGTCAATATATGCGAACAATAAACGGCGGAATAATTCCGTAACGGCTTTAAACATTCTTCGCATCTGTGCGGCTTATGCTCCCAAACCCACCGGAAAAACCGTTGGTTGGCAACGGGAATGTCGCCACGTCCTAAAACGCAATTCCCGAACACTTCCCGTTGTAACTCAACACGCAACCGTATATCTAACCGAAAATTACGAATATCCAATAACGGCTCGTAACCACGTGTGACACAATATTCATATTCGCAACGCTCGGTCAACAATATTGGCTCCATTACATATTGTCTGTATCGTCCGCCGGGCCTGCCATTTCCGGGGACATATCATTTTCATTTTCGTTGTCTGCATCATTTACATAAACTAACGGGTTGGGTTCCCCATCAGCCCCGAACAAATCCATTTGCGCCTTTTTGCCCTCAAACAGAAATTCGTAAACCTCGTTTTCAATATCGCAAACAATGTTTTCCAACTCTTCCTCAAAACCGAACGTTTCAACGTTATATTTCATTCGTGGGGTATTGATTGCTGTTTTCTGATTGTTTGATATGGTAAACAATCCGGTTAAAACGACGCCTACGTTATCATCTTGCCCGGACAAAGAAACGCCCCTAACCTCTATATTGTCCAAACATTCTTCCGCAAATGCGGCTGCAATATCTGTTTGTTTCTTTGTTGCTTTAAACTCCGGCGTTGCCATCATGGTTTTAAATGACGTTATGTTGAATACACGTCCCATAATCGGGCGCAAATCATTAAACAAATGACGCAAATCCGGGTGTATGTCTTTTGCACTCAATACATGGTATTTGTTCGTGTAACTCTCATTTCCGACAACTTCCGTTACTTCATAATGTACGTCTAACCCGCCATCTTTCAATAACTTTACTTTCGATAATGAAAACTTTTCCTTTGTAGGAATCGGCATAACATTTTGTTTTTTTTCGCTCATAATTTTTAATCTTTATTGTCTCCCGGTTCCTCCGGGTCGGTTTCTTCTTGGAAATACTCGCACGGTTCATCATCAGCACAACGACCGGACAAACAACATACCGGATAATCCACGCAATCAATGCACATTTTTTTTTCGTTCATAATTTAAAAGTCTGTTTCATTTAACAATTTTGTAGCCTTGTTTTCCGGCTCTGCATCCGGTGCAAATATCGGTTTCGGGTCGTGAACTAAAACTTCCCTTTTTACCTTTTTGGTCTTTGCGGGTTCCGGTTCCGGGTTAAACTTCAATTGTTCCGCCGGATATTCTTTTGGTTTCAGTTCTATAATACCATTTTCCACCAAAACCGGAATACAACGTTTGCAGGCTTTCACGTCCTCCAACGCATCATGCGCCGGGAATGTTTCGCCGGGGAAACATTTATTATAAAGTTCCTCCAATTTCGGATATTTGCCCGGACGTCCGTTTTCATACAATGCGCCAACAAATTTAATTGTTTTCATCATCGTATCAATTCGTTTGCCCTTAAACAATGCGTCCTCCGCTTTTGCGTCGTAATACTCACGCCCCATAATTCGCAATATCATTGCTTTTACAATTGACGTATCAAAGTAAATGTTGTGTCCTACTAACAAACGGGCTTTTTCGCAATCCTCCAAAAATTCGTCTATAATATCAGCAAATGGGACGCCCTCGGCGTTTGCTCTCTCTGCTGTAATTCCGTGTACCTCAATTGAGGCCTCCGGTATTTCCCACCCCTCCGGCTTTATGATAAATGAACGTTCCTTTTCGTTTACCGCCCATGCCAATTGCACAATATTTGGAAATTCCGCAAAATCAACGTCCCATTTTGCGCCCTTTGGGAGCAACCCGGTTGTTTCACAATCGAACGTCAAAACATCTTTCATAATGTCGTTTATCTCATTTCCTTTGCTGTCTTTCAATGTTACTTTTTTCATAATCAAATAATCTTTTTTGCCCGTCTTTATTGGGCGTTTGTTCAACATAATTTGCCCGTGTAATCCACACGCAACCGCATTTCAAACATTTAACCCGGCTATATCCGTGCGGCGTATATTGGTACCGGATAACCCGCCAATCTTTCAACGGGTAACATTTACGGGGTTGGTTACACTTGCAAAACATATTATTTTTTCTTTTTTAATCTTCTTGTTTCTTTTTTACGGGTATTATACCCGGTTTTAAATGCGGACAAATAAATAAAATCGCACGCATCAATAAACATTTCGCTTGTCTTGCATAATTTATATATTGGGCAATCCGTACATTTAAACCGCCCGCTTGCCTCTCTCGCTTTCTTTTCCAACGGGCTTAATTCTGAATAATGCTTCATATTAAATGCTTCTTGGGTCGTCAATATACAAATTATAATTTTCTGCGGCAATCTGCTTTAAATGCTCAATGTGTTCTATTAATTCCGCATTGCTCAACTCCGGTATTTTACGCAACCGGGTTTCATATTCCCCGGTTTCAATATTCGGTATTTGCTCATACATAACCGGGGACAACTCACGCAAACGGTGTTCCGTCTGTTCCTCTGTCAGACGCTCCCCGGCTTCCCATATACCCGACCGGAACGTTGGAACAACATAATTGAAATAATACCCTTTCAAAGCCTCCGACGAACCGGGAGACGCAACGGTAAAACGTGCAATTATTCGGCTTCCTTTGTGCATGGCAAAGAATTGGTTCAACTCTCCAAAATACATTCGTAATTTGCCATCATTACCGATATTACCACTACTTGAAATTTCACGCCTTTTCATTTTTATACCTCCACATATAACCTTTATGATTTTTTCTTTCTCCTTTGCATACCTTACATATTGCAATTGGGGAAAATCCGTTTATTTTAGCTGCTTCATTAATACTATTGTACTCTTTTACAATAACTCCATTTTTCAGCTGTAACACTGGCTTGCTTATATCTCGTGCAGATAATTTTAATTTTGACAATGTTATCGGATTATTATTATTTTCTAATCTTGTTACCCAACGAAGATTTGAAACATTATTATTACTTCTATTTGTATCAATATGGTCAACAAATTGCTTTTTATGTGGATTTTCAATAAATGATTTTGCAATTAAAACGTGAACTAAATACGTTTTATGAAAATCTTTTTTCCTTAATTCAACTATCTTATATCCATTTAGATTTGCTTGTCTTAAAAATCTTTCATTAATGGTTTGTTTCCATCCGTTTTCCCGTGTAATGACTCTTTGCAATGATTTTACACGCCCCAAATTACTAACTTGATATATCCCTGCATATCCGGGAACATCTTTCCAAATTTCATTTTCCATAATTGCCAACTTTTAAGAACTGCCAACAAATTAGAAATGGGGACGGGCTGTTGGCTTGCCCTTTCGGCCGGTTAATTACTCCGCCTATCCCCATTGCAAATATAGATATTATTTTTATTTTTCATTCAATATGTATTTGATAAATTGTTACAAATACCGTAACACCACCGTAACAATTGTACAAACTATTTTTTAATACTTTCATTGTCTTTCTTTTCTTGTTCAAGAAATTGTTTCATTGTAATATTAAACGCTTCGCCGCCAACTTCCAATATAAACTTTCTTTCGCTGCTTGAATATCCCTGCAATTTTTTATCCATCGCCGACGCATAAAGAACTGTCATTTGTCCCGGTTCAAATACTCATTTTTCCTGCAAACGGTCTATCGGGTGCCGTTTCAATGGGGCGTTTGCGCTTATTCCTGCATTTCTCCGGGTGTTTTCCAAATCGGAAATAACCACTTTCAGATTATTATAAAATTCGGGTGTTTTCAAAACGTCCGAAATTGTCATGTCTTTTACTTCCATATTGTTTTTGTTTTATGGGGGGCTTTGATTTAACGCCCCCCCGGTTTATTATTATTGTTCTGTGTATTCTTCAATCAACAAATCGTCCTGCCCTCGCTTAACTTCTTCAATGAATCCTTGAAAACCGTTTTTCTTGGCAATTTCAATAATTGCTTGCAATCTCTTTTCTCCCAAACTTTCGCCCCTCGCAATGCGGAATACTTTCACGGTTGGGTTACTTGCAATAATCAGTTTTGCGGCAACCTCCATTATTTGCGAATCTGAAACCTTTCCGGCGACAAATGGGACGTCATTCAATACCAACCCATCATCACTAAACGAAAGTCCGGAAATCGGCAATTTCGCCGACGAAATAAGTTTTTCACGCTCGGCGGATAATTCCGCAATTTCTGAATCCATCTTTTCCGCTTCTGCTTTTTTGTCGTCTGCTTGTTTTTTCTTTGAAAGATAATCGGCAACCTTTGCAGCCTTTTTGTTGTGTTCCTCGGCTTCTTTCAATTGTTTTTCTGTATCGAAATTATTCGGGTTCAAAGCCTCATAATCTGTTAACCATTTTTCGGCACTTGCTATTTTTCCCTCATAATCTTTCTTTTCTTCTTCAACGACCGAAACGGTTTGTTTATACGTCTTTTCGGCTTCTTCCATTGCTTTCTTTGCCGCCTCAATTGCTTTATTGTATGAATCTTTGGCGGCTGCCAAACGTACCGGAATCTCTGCCAATCTCCCCTTTCTTTCTTCCATACGTAAACGCACGCCCTTTTCTTTCTCAACCAACTTTGCGTTTTCCTGCTGTTCTTTCATCAGTTCCGTAATGTCCTTTGGTTTGGCATACGTTTTCAAATCCTGCGTTGTCAATCCCTGCCCGGCTGCATCTGATATTGATTTGTAGGTTTTCAAATCTCGGTTTACTCCGGTACGTTCTGTTTTAAGCCCGGCAACGGTTGTATCAATTTCGGCAATCCTTGTTCTTACTTCTTCCGGCAACAAAGACTTTACAACCTCAATTTGCTTTCTGCGTCCCTCGGCGGTTTCCGACCAACGGGAAAATTCCACGGCGTCAAAATCTGTATAACCGAAAATCTTTTGCAACATAGAAACGTTATCACTTTTCATTCCGGTTGTCTTTGATTTAATTGATAACGTGCCACGTGGGTTTGCTTTCGTGAATTTCAATTCAATCTCGTATTCCTCGCCGTCGTCGCCGACAATCATTTTTGCAAAACCTTTGCTTTCTCCATTCTTCAATACGGCGTCACGGTTCCCGGTCAACAAAGCCCCAATTGCTTTTAATACGGTTGATTTTCCCAACTCATTATCTCCGGTAATGAAATAAACGTTACCGTCGAAATCTGCGTTAAACTCTTTAATTACTTGGAAATTTACCAATTCTAATTTCTTTACTATCATAATGCTATCGGTTTGTGCCGGGGTTTCCCCCGGCGGTTAATATTATTTTTTTGTTTCTCTCATTCTTTGGTATATCATTGTTTGCACCTTAACAAATGCGTCCCGGCTTTCTTTCGCTTCCTCAACCGTGCAATCAGCAATGAAATTTTCCAAACGCTTGTATAATTCGTTCAACTCTTTGTCGCTCATTGCGTGCCGGATTGCTCCTACTTCATCAACAAACTTTCCCATCTTTACATTACTTTTTATCCAATCCATATTGTTAGCTAACATATAACGTCCAAAGTGCATTATCAAAGTTGCATCGCATGAATACATAGTTTGTTTTATCTCTGGATATAGTGATTGTGCTATATCTTTATATCTTTTTTTTCTGTCTTTTTTATCTTCATTTTTTATTCTTATCCTTAGTTTTTGCTGCCACGAAATAGGGGCTATTAGAACAAACGGTATTTCGGCGACGGTTATAATGTATTTCAATTGCTCAAAGTTTGCAAGCATTTTTTGTATGCGGTACAATTTACCCATATTTACGCCATCGGCACCAAGCGTTACATCATCCGGGCGCACGCTCAATTTTTCCAAAAAGACAATTGGCGAACAAATGGTTTTCAGATATTCCAAATAATTACGCAAATCTGTTAAATCCTTTGGTATTTGTATTGCCTTGATATTTTGATTTGGTCGCCATATAACAATACCGCCGTTACTTGTTCCGGGGTCAATACCAACTATACAATCAATTTTCATTTTCATTCCTCCATATAAATATATTCTCCGGCTAAAAGCAACACGGGTTCTGTTAAACCTTGAACCCATTCCCCTTTTGAATTATCATAACCTTTTGGGGGTGTAATAATTTCGTGTATGCTCCCCGGCGTTAATTTTGAAAATTGTTTCCCTACTGCACTGCAATATGTAATCTTAACATATTTATGTTTTATGCTTGATTTACATTTTTGCATTTTATTTACGTCTGACTCTCTTATTGTAATATATCCAAAATGATATGATTTTCCCTGCAAACCGCAACAACTACATTTATACAAGTCGTAAAGCCTGCTTTTGCCTAAAGTCATAAGGTTTTGTTTTTCACACTTATGCCCTCCAATTTTCATTTCAAAAGTTTTCATATCCAAATATTTTTAATAAAAAAACAAATAGTTATCAATCTGTATTTCCTCCGCAATCATCCGGTCAAATGCTTTTATAATCTCCTTTTTCCGGGCAACCTCAAACGCCGTAAAATCAATTTCCGGGCTTTCGGTTCCTTTCCGGCGAACTTGAAACGCCGTATATTGGTTTATCATTCCACGGGCTACACGCTGCATATACCGGGCAAACGCTTCTTTTCGGTCGTCCTCTTTAACTTGTACATCATCAGCCAACCCGCATTTTTGCAACCATTCATACAAAAACATATCATCAGTTAGCCCCAATATTAATTTCCCGGTGTATTTGTAGCAAAGGAAAATATAACGGTTCCGCCATTGTCTTTGTATCTCAAATCTCCGGATTTGCTCCGGCGAAATTTCATTGTTTTTTTCCGGTATAGCTTTGTATGCTTTGTCAATTACATCGGTTTGCTTTTGCTTGTACGCTTTCAATATCTTTAAAAGATAATCCGCATTGAATTGCTGATAATGGTTTTTGTCCGGATTCCCTTGTTTATCTTTCGGCAAATATTCGTCTAACTCTCCGGTCGTCGCCAATTCAAAAGCCATCTTAATATCAGCCAACGTCATATCTGAGTAATAACGTTTCAGAATATCCAACAACCGGGATTGTATATAATTCCAATCATTTTCATTCTGTGGTATTATATAACCAACGTCTATTGCTATACGCTTAAACAGTAACGAAAGATTTTCAACTAATTTTGCATCGTCAATTTCCGCAATTGGTGTTTTTGTTGACGCTGCGAAAACATATTTTTCAACTGGGTTTAATGCTTTGACAACCTCCGGCAATTGCATCATTCTACGGCGTACTTCAATGGCTTTTGTTCCGGGCTTGGTATTATATATTTCTAACGCCGTATTTTCTTTTTTTTCAATTGCTCCCATATCAATCAAAATCATTGTTTAAATACTTCATCATATCCGCAATTTCTTTGCTGCTTTGCTGCTCTGTCTTTACGGAACGTTTCATTTTTTCCCATTTTTCGTATTTTTCGGGGGTTGAATCATATTCTAACGCCGCCCATCCTTTTGAAATGCTTTCTTTTATCAGAATCATCGCAAATTCTTCCGGGTATTTACTTAATCCATTTAAATTTGCTTGTATAGCGGAAAAACTTTTTTGCGAGGTTCTCCATTTTGGTTGACACATCAAAATATATGCGTTTCGCTTAAAATCTTCACTATCAAACGGGAATACAAGCTTTTCAAAATAATTATCAACTTTATCAATTACTTGTTTACGCACGTCTAACGCATCCGGCGTGAATCCAAATTTAACGCTCGCTTTTACTGTTTTTTCTTCGTTGAAAAAATCGGCTTGTGAAAATCCGCCCGGATTTTCTTTAGATGCTTTAGCATCTTTCTTTATAGAGTTATTATTATAATTATTTATATTATTTATATATGGCGGATTTTTTTCCGCTTCAACGGGATTTTTTTCCGCTTCCGACGGATTTTTTTCCGCTTCAACGGGATTTTTTCCCGCTTCAACGCATTCATATACGGTTCCCCAATCACGCAACATCTGAGATGGGGTAAAATAAACGTGATTATCAATCTTTATTATTTGAATCAATCCCAAATTTTCCAAATTCTTATAAAGCCGCCTTAACGTATCAACCTTATTTGGCAAAATTGGGCAATAAACAGATACGTTTTTATAGTCTGCCATGTAATACGGTTTCCCGGCGTATTGTATTGGATTTTGCGCCAACAAACCAAAGAAACATGACGCTAAAATGCTTTCCGTTGGGTTTAAATCTAAAACCCTTGAACGTACTAAATCTAAAATTAAATAACTTCTTTCGTTCATAGAATGAAAAAGCCCGTAATCCGGGCTACCACACACCGGGGAACGGGCTTTGTGCTAATATTAGCAAATATCTTGCAAACGGTGGTAGTCGTTTGTTTATGCTGCAAAAATAGATGTTTTATTTGAATTATCAAACATTATTGGTTTAATTCTGCGATAAAGCCCTTAATATTTTGCTTTCTTATATGTCCTTTTAATGCCCTCCCCTCAGAGAATACTGTATAATAGCCTAATCTATTCCATGAAACTACGTTGTCAGTCCTATTTTCCAGATGTATATAGGTTCCACCCTTAGAATTTAAGTCATACAAAAACTGGAGTAACCTTATAGCTTCCTCCTTATCCCCAAGGTAAACAGTAATATACTTTTGATATATATTACTAGTTTTAAGCATAATATAATAATGGTCTATACACCCATTCACCTTTGCAGCGCACAATTTCTGGTTCCCAAGGTCTGTTACTTTCAACGTTTCAACCTCTACTACAGTTTGGGCATACACGCTTACACACATTACTGATATCACTAAAAACAAAATAATTTTCTTCATTCTTCTATCAATTTTATTGGCTTAAATGCTTCAGTTACTTTACGCAAATTCCCATCACTTTCGTTTGGAACAATCGTAACAACCGGATAACGGGAACGGTCGCCGGGCTTTTGAGAAACTGCAAATTGTACGTTCATATCAAAGATAATTCCTTTGACAAACTTCTTTTCTTTCAATATGGCGTCGAATGTATCACGGATATTGGGTATTGTTGACGCCGTACCCTTTGTAGTGAATTGCCATACCCCGCCAACTCCACGAACCAACGGAATAATAAAAGTTACGGTTAACGTTACAATCCATCCGTCGCCGCCATTCTTAACAGCCCGGTTTGGGTGTTTTTGCGCAACGCCTGCCATTAAATCGGGATAATCTTTTGTACTGTATTGTGCATATTGTTTCCCGTTCCATACAAAAAACGTTTCCCCGTCGCCGTATGCTATGCGTCGCCCGTCGTCGTCCCGGTATTCGTACATTTCGTTACATACCTTTTCCGGGCAATCATCCGGGAAAATTATTTGAATAGTTTGCGGCTTTTCGCCGTATGCTTTGGTAAACAATCCGGCATACTTTCCATTAGCAATAAAATAGTCAACACTTTTTGGATATTCTTTTCCGTTGGTTGCTTTCTCCTTATACCCTACTTTGATAAGCCCCACACGTGGCAAAACAACACGTTGTATGCCGGTGGTTGGTCTGTTTATGTTTATACGTCCTTTCATAATCAAATATCAATTTCAGTATTCAATAAATCTTTCTTTGTCACGGGTTCCGGCTTTTTAGGCTGTTTTTCTTCGATTTTAGCCACTTTTTCTTTTTTTGGTGCAATTGTACGTTTTGCGGTTTTCTTTTCCTTGACGGGCTTGTTTTCCGCCGTTTTTGCCGTTTTTCGTGTGGTTCTCTTTACGGTCTTGGTTTTCTTTTCCTCCGGTTCCGGTTGTGGTTCGGGTTCCGGGTCTTTCTTCAAATCCTCAACGGTAACGGCTTTTTCCGGTTCCGGCTTTTTCTTTTCCGCCGGGGCTTTGCTTTTAACAAGTTCCGCCAACGTCAGCGAAACAATATTGTTTGTCAAATCCGGTTCGTTATCCAATGATATTTCCCCGGAAACCGCCGTAAATGTATTATCCCGTTTTTCGTCCTCAATTGCTGCCAACTCCAAAAGATACGGGATTTTCTTTGCGTTCGGGCTGTCTGTTTGGTCTTTCAAATTGTACGTCGGTTTCTTTCGCCAATCTTTCGGGCTAAAATTGAAAACACGGTCAATCGGAATATCCGGGAAATTTTCGTTCCACATCATCGCATATAAATGCAACTGAATTTCCGCTTCTTCGTAAAATCCTTTGCGCCCGCTTTTGAAATCCACAATTGCGTTTATGTATTCTTTTGAACCGGGCTTTGATAACATCGTACACGGTAAATCAATCATTCCGGCGTAATTATGAACGGGGTGTACCAACGCAATTTCCACGGCTAACGGTTTAACGTCATAATCCAAAACAAATTGCGCAAATGCCAATATATCCTTTTTGAAATCATCAGCGTAATAAATGAAATCGGCGGGCAATTTGTTGTTATCAATATAATCTTTCAATTTGGCTTTCAGTCCGTCCAAATCATAAAAGCGGTTAATTATAAGTTCTTCAAATTGGGCGTGCATGAATGTACCATACGCCGCCCGTTCTGCTTTGTATCTTTCCGCCTCGTCAATTCCTTTTTCGGCAATCCATTTAATCAGAAATTCCGATTTTGGCATTGTCTGCGATAATATGGTTGTAACTGACGGATAAAATTCCGGGGTTCCGTTGTCGTCAAACTTGTAATAATATCGGTGTCCTTTGCTGTTTAGCTGCCATACTTTATACGGCGGTTCGATTAATGCACCATCAAAGAACATTGCCGTCATTTCCTCAATGGTCATTCCCGGAACAATTTCAAAAGCCCCGGCGGGTTGTTCTATTTCGACCGCATCCAATCCGGCAACAATCTGTTGTTCCTCGTCTATCTCCGGGAATTTATCGGCGGGCAATTGCCCCATTGATTTTGCCAAATCTCCCATCGCATTTGTTGCGCCTTGCAATGCGCCAACCATTTCTTTTACCGTTTCCGGCTGTTTTTTTTTCGCTCTCATATTATTATTTTTTTTCGTTATATGTCATATATGTTGCAACCCCAAACATTCCGGCAAATAGAAAATGGGCATAATTCCAAAATCCGGCAATAAAGCAAATTGCGCACATTATGCCGAACGACCATGTAAAGAACTTGTTTTGCCATTCGTCAGAAAAAACAACGTCGGTCATTTTCTCTATTCTTTCAACTATCCTTTTCATTTCTTAATCCTCCAATCCAAACAGATAATCGGCGGAACAACCGCACATTTCGCAAATTATTACTACCCATTCCGGAACAATCCTTTTGGTTGTCCCGTTGCAAAGATTTGTCATATTTACCTGCTGTGCGCTTTCGCTTGCGCCCTCAAATAAACGGGCTGCAATATCCTTTTTCAATACCTTTTTTCCGTTCGCCTCGGAACGGGCGATTGCTTCATTTACTCTTAATTTCATATTGTTTATTTTTATGGTTATTATTCTACGTGTCCGCAATGTTTGCAGGTTTTTTCCTCAAATATCGGTTCGTATTCATACGGGGTTAAATACCCATCGCCGCCGCAACATTTATAATCGGCGTCGGTAACTTCCATTTCTCCGCCACATACCGGGCAATCTCCTTTTCCGACCAATACCAAATTCAGAAATGCGTCCAAATGTTCGGAACGTACAACCGGAATTCCGGTTGCTTTGATAATGCCGACAACATCAGAAACCGGAACGTCACGTTCGATACTATCAAACAAAGTGCATCCCCAAAATTTCGGGTCGTCTTGTATCATTTCCTTTTGGATTAATTGATTTACAATGATTGTTTCAACTTCTGTTGCTTTCTTTCCGGCTGCTTTCGCCAAAATGTTCAATTCTTTGTCTTTTCTGATATTCATATTATTTCGCACTATCCCCGTGCGTGGGCTTAACTTCAATGCAAAGGTTCAAATATTTATTTAATTACCAAAGATAAATACTTTTATTTCAAATTTATTTTTGCGGGTTGTTTTGCAATTTACGGCAAACAATATATTTTTGTGGTACCGCATCAACCAAATATCGCTCTCGGTTACTGCGTAAAATTCCCCCTGTGCATATTGATTTATGACGCCGGGGGTCTTTTTATTTCTTACTATGATAATACAACCATTTGTAAATTTCGCCGTAATATCCGGTTTCCAATACTGCTTTTCGTATGGTCTTTGCGTCGTACTCGCCAAATGTTACGTACTCATATATTGACGGGTTTTCATGCAACGCAAATTCAAATGTTATGTCAATATATGCGTCGCCGACCTTGTTAAACGCATGGGCAATCGGTATTGGGACGTTTGTTTTTCCCTCACAATAAAGAATCCGTTCCGGGAACGCCTCGCAAAGTAAATGGGAATTTCGATAACATTCTTTCGGCTTTGGCTTAATTACGTGCCGTATGTAGTCCAATTCGTAATCCTCCAATACATCAGCCGCCGGAACTATTTTAACGGGCTTTGCGGCGTTTAATAAGTCTTGGAAATACGCTTTTTGTCTTTCGTGCAAAGGTAGTTCCAACATCATTTCAATTTCTTTTATTATTATACTTTCCATACAATTTGTTATTCCGTCCATTCCTCAATATACATTTCATACGCTTCTTGGCAATAACGCCCCTCACAACTTATATATCCATTTGGGACGCCGTGGGTTCCTTTTTCGTCATCATCCAAAGGACAATATAAACACAAATCGTCGCTTAAATCATCAGCGGTTTTTAATTTAGGGTTCTTTATTTGCCATATACCCAATAATAGGGTTGCAATTAATAATACAAAGAAAATTAATATTATCACGTCCATATTTTAACCTTTCATTCTACCAACATAAGACAAATTCAATACATCGTACATTTGCCCCATAACGGCAAATTCTAACATTGCGTCGCTGTTTGCAACGTCGTTTATTCTCAACAATGGGTATTTGTTGCTGTAATCCGTAACGTACCCGTCCGGTTCAATATCTGAATATATCCGGTCGTTGTCGCTGTTTTCAAAGTATTTATTTAGGCTTTGCAGAATATTGTTTTCCAAATATTCATTTCCCAATACTTCTTTTATTTTATCCTGCTTTCTTAATGCAAATCTCATAATATTTATAATTATGCCGGGGAACTCCCCGGCGTTGGTTATGCAATACGAATTAAATTAGCTTTTTTGAAACATCTGTATTCCTGCTTTTCTGTATCGAAATACGTTTGTACCGTGTCGGCGGGTTTCCGGGTTCCGGTTGTTGCCGGGATTGTTTCCGGGTTTGTGGTTCCGTATGCCTCACGCAATGAACCGTCTATTTTCTGAAAGTAGAATTTTACAATTCGTTTTTTCATTTCGGCTTTTAACTTAATGTTCAACCATGCACATTTTAAAGCCTATGAAAGTTTATAACCATTGCGTTTTACGAACTGCCACGCCAATTTGAAAATCTCGCTTAACTTGTTTCTTTTTTCTGAACTCATACGAATTTGTATTTGGTTCCGGGAACCCGCCCGGTCGGTGTGTTGAACTTTCAACACTGCAAATGTAGGTATTTATTTTTAATTACCAAAAATATTTCTTTTTATTTTATCAAAACAAAGCAAAAATATTTTCTTTGGCTGTTTTCAAAGTTATTTTCCCGGAATTTTTGATTTAAGCGACTTTTATACAGCCGGACGTGTAATTTATCCAATTTGAAATAAAAACGCCGCTACGGGGCTAAAAATGGGCAAAACGAAAAAAGCCGGGGCAAACCCGGCTAATACTTAAAAACAATCTTATAAATGGAATGAAAAAGTATTTGATACAAAAATACTCATTTTTCAATCTCTATATATTCAACCCCCATTATTTTTGTATGCGGGTTCCTGCTGATAACATCAATTTCCCGGTTCTTTATTTTCTTGGTTTTCCATAAAAAACCTAACCAACGTTTGTATTGCACCGTTTCGACAATCAACAGACTATCCCGGTTTATATGCGTCCCGGTAAATTGTCCGTCCGGCGTGGCGCATCCGTGCAACTCAAAATACGGTTCGACAATATCGACGCATCGTAAAACGGTCGTAACCGTATCGCCGAGCAAATATACAACACTATCCCGGACGGTTGCCCGCAATTCGTTGATTGTTTCCATTTGGGTTGTTGTAACCCGTTCTAACTCCCGGTTCTTTGTTTGCAGGTTTTTTATTAATTCTGCATCGCTCGCCCGGTATCTTTCAAACTCCGACAATTTCAGTTCCAAAACTCCAACTTTGGCGGCGTTCAAACTATCCTTTGTTTTGTACGTTTCGACGTCCTGCAACAATGTTTCTGTATTTCCCCGGTATCTGTTCCGTTCGTCCGTCAATTTTTCAATTTTCGTTCGTTGCACCCATATTGTTGCAACGGCGGCAACTACCATCGCAATTGCCGCCCAAATCAAATACTTTTTCATACAATTTTCTTTATTGCTTCAAAATGTACCTTTGCAATCCTTTCTTTTCCGTCGTCGCTCATCATAAAACGGCAATCCTTTTCATTATCAAAAAAGAAATTTTCAGATAATACCGCCGGGCAAACAGTATGTTTCAGAATATAAAATTGGCTTTCTTTGTCCGGGTCGCCGTCCACATAATCAAAACGCATTTTCCAACCATCCGGGGCAAACTCTTTTTCCGCCTCCTTACAAAGAACGGTTGCGATTGCATCCGCTTTCGTTTGTCCTACGCTTGTATAACATTCCCACCCGGTGCCGCCTCCGGCGTTCCCGTGAACGCTAAACAAAACGGCGTTGTTGCCGCAATCTGCATGGATAACGTTTGCACGTCGGCAACGTTCCGGTAATGATACGTCGTTGTCCTCCGGTACCAAAATTTCAAACTTTATTCCCTCCGCTTTCAACATCGCCGCAATACGGCGTACAATATCACGGTTAAACTCCCATTCTAACAATTGGGAACCGTCGCCCCAAATGGGTGAACGTTTTCCGGCACAATCCACGCCGTGACCTCCATCAAGAATAATTACTTTCTGTTTCATAACTCCATTTAAATTTTTTATATGTTTTTCTTTCGCCTCTGCATACCCTTGCAATACAACTATAACTAAAATCGTTTTTTCTTGCTGCTTGGTGTACGCTGTTATATTTAGCCACAATGTTATTTTTCATGTCATATTGAATTACTGCTTTTGCGTCCGGGCTTTCCCCCTCAAACAATGGATTTTCTTTCCCTTTTATTCTTGGTATATTACGTATTTTTTCCTTTGTAATTGGGTTATTCATGTTCATAGAATGTGTACACCAACGCAAATTTGAAAATTTATTATTTGCCCTATCCGTGTCTATATGGTCTATTTCGGGATAATTGTTTGGATTTGGTATAAACATTTTTGCAACTAATACATGAACCGGGAAACGCCTTGCATTTCCTTTATGATTTAATTCTATAATTTTATAACCTTTTACTTTACGTTGTTTCAACACTTTTTCTTTTGCTGTAACAACATACTTGTTACAAATAATATAGCTTTTAGGCAAAGACTTTACACGCCCATAATTACTAACTTGATATATCCCTGCATATCCGGGAATATCTTTCCAAATCTCATTTTCCATAATTGCCAACTTTTAAGAACTGCCAACAAATAAGAAACGGGGACGGGCTGTTGGCTTGCTCTTTCGGCCGGTTAATTACTCCGCCTATCCCCGTTGCAAATATAATTATTTATTTACTCATTTTCGTTTTCTCCTTTCTTTTTATTGTTTTTGTCGTGGTCGTTCCCAAATTCTTTTTCCAATCTGTCAATTATCGGTTGCAAATGCGACGGCAAAGCCATTGTAAACTCCAAACGGATAACATGGTAAATAATACGTAACGCCAAATTCCGGGGGTACGCAATAATCAGATTGCGGAACGCATTTTGCAAATACACATACATAAACACGTATGTTAGTGATTTTACCACGATAACCGCCGCATTTTCATCGCCGCAATTTTTCATTATTACAAAAATCGCCTCCACGATAAACAGATACAACAGAAATTCGCACAATGCGTTTTTGAACTTACGGAACGAAAAGTTTTTGCATCGCACAATCGCCACGCCGTCCGCCCTCATACCCGCCCAAATATTGAACGCAAACATTACTACTAACGCATAAACAAAACCCTTTGTCGGGGTTAAATAACCAAATAACGGGCTAACCGTTGAAACGGCTATAATACGCCATTGTTCCCAATTCATAATTCTTTCCATATTATCCTCGCAAATAGTTTATTAAATTATTTTTTGCTATCTTATAATACAAATAATGTCCAATTCTTCCGGGGTGTATCGGGTCTTTATATGTTAAATCTTTCATAGTTATATAATTGATTTTTGTTTCCTTATAAAAATCAATTAATCCAACCCCTAATGAATCAGAAAGCTCTCTTATAGCATTTAACAATTCTTTAAAATATAGATTTTTACCTGAATTATATTCCGGGAATCCCCATGTTGTATTACCCGGTTTAAATGGTGTGCAAAGAAATATTTTACTATTAGGATATAATGTTAGCAATTTATAAACAATATACTGATACGCTTGTTTGAATTGATATGTATCTAATTCATCCATTTGCTCAATTTTTTTTGAATAATCAAATTCTCCTAATGTAGTTCCAAACATATCGTTAACTCCTATTGGAACAAATATTATGTCCGGTTTATTTCCTTCCAAATCACCTAAATTTTCTATTCTTTCCGAATATCCAATCCATCTATATTTATATTCTTCTTGTGATACATTTGTGACCGTAGATTGAGATACAGATTGATTTTTTAATATTTTCATTCCGTCAGATATTAGCCTACCCCACCATGTTTGATAAAAGTTATTTATATCAAATCTTGGATAATATGGATTTGAATAGGAATATTCTTCTCCAAATGTACCTATACTATCAGAAAGAACTGAAAATGTTACATCACTAAATAAATCTTTATTTTCATCTTTAATAATATATCTATAACTCATTTCAACATTAATTGAAACATAATTCGCAGATGAAACGTCTTTAAATGTTAAGTCCTTTCTATACGTTACAAGTTTATACCTGTATTTATTAGGAGAGGCTGTCAATATATTACCTAAAAAACCTAATGTGCAATTTTTAGGTATAATCTTTCCAACTTCATATTTACCTATTCCTTTTTTACCGTCTATTGAAAAAAAAAGTTTTGCATTACTTCTATCTTCGTTTATTAGATAAATATCAATCAATCCATCTTCTTTTAACTTGAATGTAATATCTTCTATAAGAACATTTGCACGAAAATAGTTTTCATTTGCGTATATATCTCCTCCAACTCCGGAATCAATAGAAAAATCACCTCCCCAATAATATAAAAGTGTTTCTTCAAATTGTTTATCATTATATACATTTTCGTTTAATGTTCCGTAAAACCTCATTATTATACCATCATACAAATAATTTATATATTCTTTATCTAATTCTATTATAAAAAATTCATCATTATAAGAATTAGCAACAATATTATCAACACCATTGAATTTAGAAATATAAAATTCTTTTTTTAGTGTGTTATCACTCTTTAACAAGAAATTTATATCGTTATTCGTGCCTAATATTACCTCTATATTATTAACGCTATTATCTGATACATACATTTTTTTAATTATGTTGTTTATAGCCTTATTTGAGGAAACCATACTATTTGTTTCTTCAAAAACAAACAATTCTCCATTATCTAAATTTGGTAAAACATTTCCTTCTTCTTCTATATTAACTTTACCTTGATTGTTTGATATTATATTATTAACAAAGTCTTTATTTATAAATATCAAACTATTTAAACCTCCATTTATTGATACGGTAAAATGGTTCGGAATATTATCTTTATAATAAAAGCTTTTTGTACCATTTATTTTAAATAAAACATCATTTTGCGTTCCATAATTTACCTTTATTGTTGATATATCGCTTTGAATAATAGCTTTATTTATAGCCGCATTGACAAACCTACTATCTGTAAAAAATTTTTCGCTTCCCGATATATAGTTAACCATATTATTGGGTATTCCCAAACTTTTTTTTACCCATGAACCATTTTCATTTACAAATAAAGACGGTTCATTATATATTACCTGCGCATCAAAGTTTACATATTCTCCATTTTCAGTTGCAATCCAAAAAACATTTTGGTCGGGTGTCCCCGGGTTTGTATTCGGTGTTGCTATTCCTGCAAAGGTTGCATTATCTCCTATTGTTGAAATTATAGTCAATAATGCGTTTTGCATTATCTGTCCGGTAATTTCTTGGTTTCCATTCGTTTTTATAACGCTGGAAATCGCTTGTTTTAATTCTTCGTAATTTCCCATAATCTAATTAATTTAATTGTTGTTGAAATCATTATTGAAATCGCCGTTAAAATCTCCTTTGTTTTCTATTATATAGCCACGTCCTATTTTCTTGACGACGGTGTTTGTTTTAAACTCAATTTCCACGCTTGCCAAATCTCCCTGCGTTTGCCATTTTGGGGTAATAAGAAACGTGTCGCAATCGTATTCCCTACCGTATTTATCCGTTATATGAATGTGATCAGCCATACGGATAAAACGCATAACGTCGCAAAGGAACTCCGGTGCCAATATTGTACATTTAAACGTTTTGACTGATATTTGTTTTTCCGGGAAAAAATACCCGTCACGTTCTTCGCCATCTTCTTCAAATTCATAATCCGGTTTTCCCAACTCGGTACAAAGGTACAACGTATTTTTGAAATCCGGGTTTTTATATACTATTTGCCCGTCGTCAAATACCAAATTTTCAATATCCCACCATTGTATTTTTAAGTAACCGGAAACATCTTGTACAACAGTGAACATTTCAGAATACCATGTTTGAACGCCATCCGATAACGTCATATAATATATTCCGTCCAACTGATTTAATGGCATGGGTAATATTGACGGGTACAATATAACATCATAACCCAACGTTTGAAACCGGACAATCTGCAATCCGGTTTCTTTCATGTACGTTGTTATGTTTGCAACTTGCTTTCCGGTCTTTTCATACAATACCACTGACGTAACATTGTTTGACCGTGTATTTCTTATTATCTGAAACGGCAACAATCTATCAGCGGGGGCAAATAACGGGTAAATTGCGCCGTATGCGTAACTTTTCCTATGGTTCTGTTCATTTATTGACGTGTACCACGGTAAAACGCTTATGTTGTTATTCTGTATCATATTTCAACGTTGCTTTAATATTTCGACTACACAAATTTACTGAAAGTTTATCAACTTGACCGTTACCGATATATGTTTTAACTAACTGCATCGGGTTTGGGTCTGTGGTTCCTGCCGGGAAATTCAATGTTTGTTTCTTTTTACGTTCCAATCCTCCCAAAGCATAATATTGGGAATTATTTATTTTGAAATTCCGTGCGGGCATATCATAAACCCAATATGTCGGTTGTATATTGATAAACGCTAAATATCCATTTTGCAAAAAATATTCTACGCTATCAACGGTTTGTCTTGTGAAAGGCAATTCCAATTGTCCGCCGCCGGACGGCGTAACTGCTGCAAACAATGCGAATCCATCGGAACTAATTGCACCGGGGTTTAACAACATCAAATCTATGTCAGACGTAAAATTTGATATGTTAATTTCTTCAATTTTCCCGGCTGTTACATATTTTGACGTAATTTCTATTGGCAACCCCTCAAATGGTGTTGTTACATCATCCATCCACTCAAATCGATAACGTTCCGGCATTTCTACTTTGTCAAATGAATATTCAGACGTTGCAAAAGCTAATTTTTTGCCGTTCCTAACGCTTTCTAATTGTGTTAAATCATAATCAATAATCGGGTTATATCCATACGAACCGCCATTTCTAAACCAACTTACCTGTTCAATTTTAAATTTTCCGTCCTCAATATACCAATAACATTTGTAAATATCCCGTAACATCGTCATAATCTGTTGTAATGTAATCGGGGCTTTTTGCGCTGGGGTTTTATATTCGCCATTAATGATATTACTTTTCTGACTTATTAGCAACTTAAATGACTGCCCGGAAATAGGATTGTTTGTGTTATAAAGAAATTGGCTGTATTCCGGCGTCGCTTCATGCGTTATTCCGGGCGCAAATTCTTTTAATAGCACATTGATACATGACGACAATGTAAACGCATCACGCAAAGTATATGCTTTTCGGGCTTTTTCCTCTAATATCCAATCCATCAGATAAAACCCAAACCATAACGACGCATAACGCCACGTTGACCGGGCGATTGGATAAAACGTTTGTCCATATATGGAATAAGGCGGCTCAAAATACTTTCCACTGTCGGCTAATCCCCACTCGGTCGGCGTATCTGAAAAATTATTAGATATAAATGCCACGTCGATTGCGTAACCAATTGCCCGGCGGTAATTTCTATTATTATCTACAATATCATCGGACGACAACGGGTATGTATCTAAATCGTCTATTTTATCAACATCAACCAAATATCGGGCGTATATATTATAACTTTTCATATCGGCGTGCATCGTACCCGTTGCTCCGGAACCCTCAACGGCGGTTAAATCAAATTCCAACGTATCAAAAGGTTCTTGCGTTGTCTTTGTATACCGGAACATTGCCACATCATCAGAACGGCGGCGTATCTCAACACCTGCTAGCCCAATAGGTAGCCCACCCGCAACTCGTTTTTGTGCAATATGGATATAATAATTTACATTTAATTCCGGGTATAAATCTCCCATAAATTCATCAGGACTTACACCCGTCGACATCCGCCCAATATAAAGCCCGGATATTACCGCCGGGGAACCGTGCGACGTAATTTGTATTTCTTTCAAAATATTACATAGTGCAAAATGATAGGTTTGTATTAATGTGTTTTGGTCAGTCGTGGCGTTTGCGTCTTGTTCCCAATTCGTGCCGCCCAAAAAGCACGAAACAATACTATCTCCGGGAACGTATATTTGTATCAATGGGCGTTTTCTTATTGTAAGAAATTCGATTTGTGGGGCCAACTCAATTAAATTGTATTCCTTTTCCAATCCTGCCAAAACGTCGTTGTATTGGTCTATTGTTTCCGGCTGTACCGTAACCAATTTATCATCATCATTAAACGTACAATCCGTTTTCATAAACTTTGCTTTATAGTATTGATTGTATGTTTGTCCCCAATCATCGCTTTTTTCGATATATAGGAAAAATTCAGAATCAAACGGGGCGTCATTGATAATATCGTAATCAGCACGGACAAAGTTTATTTTACCGGACAATTTAGCCCGGTAAAACCTTTGATTTGTTTCCAACTCATAATCCAACGTTAAATCATCCTTATAATTGGGGCGGACGGTTTGTTTGGTTCCGTCCTCCCCTATCTGCAAAAAGAATCTATATTTTGGTGTCATAGTCTTTTTATTTTACGTTTCAAATTCTTGTAACTTTCAATCGTATTTCCGTCGCCATCCACGTAAACCCGTCGTCGGTTCTGTTCCTTAATTTCCCTTACATCATCCGACAAATTGCGTAAATCCGGGCTTTGTCCGGTAACGTTTAACGTCAAACCGTCGCCGTCTGAATAGGATTTTAAATACTTATGTGCAAACGTACCATTGTTTAGCGAATTGATAACGTCCGGTATTATCTTTCTGAAACGGCGTGAACTTCGTTTATTTATCACGGCGAAAAATTCGCCTCCCTCGGCACGTCGGCGGGTTCCGTCCGGTTTCGTTCCTAAATCAATATCATTTCCGCTTTGGTGCGAACCGCCCTCCAAAAGTTCAACGGTACCGTCGCCGTATGTTTCCGTTCCTCCGGTTCCTCCGGTCTGTTTTGCCAATTGCGCCGCCTTGATTTTAGACGCTGCAAAACTCGCCCACATTACGGCAATTGCAGGTATTGCAAACGGGAAACCTAATTGCGACCAAATCAATGCCGTTGCTGTTACCATGTTTCCGATTTGCTGCAATGTTTGTATTGCTGCCTGCTGTTTTTGCGCTTTCTGTTGTTCTTTCAACGCTTTTTCTTGGTTTTTCTTTGCTAAATCCAACTCCTTTTGCGCTTGTACAACATTATTGGCGTACCCGTTTGCCCTTGCTTCCAATTCTGCATCCAACGCCGATTGTGCGGCGGAAACCTCTTTATCCGCTTGCTCAACGGCTGCATCTGCTGCGGCAACACGTGCCGCCGTGAATGTATTTAACGCATCCAATGCAAATTGCATAGACGTATTAATTGCCTCTTTTTGGTCGTCGTCCAAATTAAGCCCAAACAAACCGTAAATGTCTGTTCCTCGTTCCTCCCCTTTGGATTGCTCAATTTCTTGGTCTATTTTTTTAATAGTGTTTTGAATTGTTTGTACCTCAACATCAGACAATTTATTGGCGGCTTGCTGATTTAATTCTAAAACCTTTTGCAAACGTTCCTTTTCTGCTTGCAAACGAAATTGAGTTTTCCGGGCTTCTGAATTTCTCAACAAATCAAACTCCGATTGTGCCAACGCTTGTTGTTGGTCGAATATCTGTAATTGCGCTTGCAAATATTCGTCCGCAATTCCGGCTCCCTTTGCGTCAAAACTTGCATTAATCGCCCCGGCGTCCTGCTGTTGCCCGGTCGGTTTCTGTTGGTTCTGTAATAATGCGGTTTGTCTTTCATTCTCTAACAACTGCATACGCAATTGTCGTTCCTGCTCGCTTCCCTGCTTAACCGCTTGCAAACGTAATTCAATGCTTTCTTTCTGCAATGCCAATTCTTGCAACTGCCGTTCTTGCTCTATTTTCAACAACGCCTCTGTCTGCTGCTGTTCTAACGCCGTAATTGTTGCGTTTATCGCCTGCCGTCCGGTTTCGTTCAAATCCTTTTCGGTCTGTAATTGGTGTTGCAAATCCTCAATCTGTCGGGAATACTGATATTGCGTTTGCTGCCTACGCTTTGCCCATTCGTCGGTTTCCAACTGCAATTGTGCATCCTGCAATTTCCGGGTTGCCTCCAAATTCTTTTTATAAGCCGCTTCAATTTGCTTTGCTTGTTTTTCTGCTGCCTTTTCCGCATCGCTTTTACCCCTTGGCGTTACGGTTGGGTTCTGTGTCGTTACGGGCTTATTGTCTGTTTGTGGCGTCGGGGTATCTCCAACAGAAACCGGGATTGTTAACGGTTTTATTTTCTTTTGCATACCCTCCAAACCCTCTTGGAAATTTTCTGTTATGTCTTTAACTTGGGCTTTAACCAAATTTCCGTACGCTGCTGCATAATCTGCCAATCCTTTTTTTACGTCGTCAAAATCTAACGTAAACGCCCCCTTTAATGCGGTTCCGGTTGCTTTGACTATATCAATAAAGAATCCAAACAAATTTCCCAACGTATCAAATGTTGTTTTGAATCCGGCAACAATCCCATTCCAAATTGCACGTATTAAAACACTTTCATTGTATAACTCAATCAAGTAATTGACAACATCAATAACCCCTTTTATTATCGCCGTCAATCCTTGGTTAACAAAAACTTTTGCCTGCGTTGTCAACGTTTCAAAATTCCCTCCGGTTGCGTCAAACAACCCGGATAATGCGTTTTGCAACTCAATTTGGCTTTGCAATTGTTCCTCCTGCAATTGCGCCAAAACTCCGGCTTTCCCTTTTACTTCATCCATGTTTGTTGAAATATCTTTCAACGTGCGCAAATACTGCAATCCGGCGTCCTCTCCGGGCCCCCCGAATATATCTGCAATTGCAGCCCCGACCGTTGCCGCATTATCCGGCAATTCTGCCAATTTTGCGGAAACGTCTTGTATAACATCGAACGTTGTTTTGGTTCCGGTCTGCAAATCTTTTTGAACTTGTTCCGACGAAATACCGATACCGTCCAAAGCCGCCGCCGTCGCCGTCGTCATTTCACGCAAACGCAAATTTGCCTCCTTAATTGCGTCAACGCCTTTGTCTGAAAAGATACCCATTTTGTTTGTTTGGGTAACAATTGCAACAAATTGGTCTGCTGATATTCCCGCCTCTTTGAAATATGCCGGGTATTCTTTCAACGTGTCTAAAAATTCCCCGTTCGCATCGCCTCCGGCTAAAAACCCATCCTTAACCAATTGCAATGCCTCATTTGCAGAAATACCAAATTGTTTTGATAATGCGTTTGTTGCAATCAATGTTTCCCGGGAATCTGCGTTGAATGAATCGGCGACGGCTTGCACCTCATTTCTAAACGCTTTCAAATCATCGCCACTTTTCCCGGTAAATTGTTGCGTCAATCTCGTTGCCTCAACTAACCCGGCGTTATAATCGTACCACCATTTAAACGCCGCACCCGCCGCCGCAATTCCGGCAATCGCCAAAAAAACCGGGTTTGAAAGTAATCCCAACAAAGTTTTTCCCAATGCTTTTGCCCCGTCGCCAATAGCTGTAAAAACGGCTTTACTTTCAGCCCCGCCACGTCCTAACGCCAAAAGACTTTCGCCAAATGCGCTATTTAAACCTAACGTTTCTTTTAATTTGTCGCCATACGCAATAATTGCGTCGGACGCCTCCGTATAATTTCCGACGTTCAATTGAAATTTCCCGGTTGCTTCCTGCAAACGTTTCATTTCTTCGTATATTTCTTTGGTTTGTGCAACCAATTTTCGCCCCTCCTCGGTGTTTTCCCGTTCGGCTTTAGTCATGTTGTTTAAATAAATCTTATTCAATGAATATTGCGCCGATAAACGGTTATAACTACCCTCGGCGGATTGATTTATTTTCACAATCAGTTTATTAATTTGGTTCGCTTCCTGCTGTGCCAATTTTAACTCGGCTAACTTTTTGGCGTTCTCGCTTTCTGCAAACGCCAAATCACGTTGCGCACGTGCCAAACGTTCCGCATCGTCTGCGGCTTTTTTGGTTGTCTTTCGCCCGTCCTCCGTTGCGCCGGAAACCTTTTTCAGAATCTCCGCCAATTGTATTGCCTCGGCTTTGATATTTTTCAGTGCATTTGTATAGGTGTCCGAAAGTTCATCCAATTGTTTTATCAAATCTGTAATCGAATTATCCGGGCTTATTAAATCCGAATATTTGATTGGGTTGTTATTATCTGCCATACGCCGATTATTTAGTTATTTACGGGAAATTCCCCGTCCGTTGCATTTTCTTTTCTCAAATGTGTAATTTATCGCCTAAAAATAAAAACGCCGGAAATCTCCTTATTTTGCCCTTTTTTGCTTGTTTGCTTTTTTGGCTTGTTCCTTGATATACTCAAATGCGTTGTAATATTCCAAAACGGTAAATTTCTTTGGGTCAACATGCAAATTTTGGGACAATATCAAACACATATTTTCAAATTGTCTGTCATGCCTAATTTCCACGCTTTCCGAACCGGTAAACGTCTGCGGGTTGAAATAGGTTATCAACTCCGCCGTAATGTCGTCAATCTCTTTTGCGTCCGCCTCGGTTGCCCGACCGTCTATTATTGTGCGTAATACAACAATCGTTCTTTGTTTCAATTTATCGTAATACTCTTTCAATGTCGCATCATCGAACAACCGGGGAAAATACAAACGCAATTCATCGTCTATTTTTTTTTTAACCGCTTCCAAATGGGCGGTTATCTCTGAATTTGCAACGTCTTTAAAAAGACTCATTGTTTGTTGCAATCCATCATCTGACAAATCATTTCGGGGTTTACCATTTATTGATTTAACCAACACGGCAAAAGCCAAATGCCGGGGGGAAACCTCGGATTGAATGAAATATATGTTTTGGCGCATATTTTCCAACTCAACGGTTGCCATGTTTGGCGTTGGGCTGTTCAAATAACGTATTACCTTTTCAATATGTCGGTCAAAATCCGATAAATCAGAACCAACCCCGGCGTCAACCAAAAGCATTTTGTTATACTTGTGGAAACGCAACATCGGCAATTCGTCTATACTATCATACAATACAACATTATGTTTATTTATAATACATTCTTTCATATTATGCCCTCCTAAAACTATATCCTTTTGCGGTTTTCCTTTTCCCTTTTAAGCATTTACATATATTTTGGTGTGATATACCCAACTTCATACCAGCGATATTTATACTTTCAAATATTTGTATATTATCACCTTTTTTGCATATTATACGACAACTTCTCCCATGTCCTTTTCCACTTTCACAATATCTATAATCTCTTATTTTACAACGCCCTAAACTATCTGAATATTTAATATTTTCAGATTGCGTACACCATTCTAAATTATCAACGTTGTTATTAAGCGGGTTACAATCAATATGATTAACATTAGGCTTTAATTCAGAGTTAATAAGGAAATGCATTGCTACAAGTCTATGAATATAACACCACCGCTTACCATTAGCGTTGTATAATGCTACCGACAAATAACCCTTATTTGTTATTTTAGGTTTTAATATTCTACCTGTTTTATTTTTTACATTACCCATATTGCTAATATAATATGGGTAATCCTTAATTTTTACATATTCTTCATTCATAGCAAAACACGTGTTATCATTGTACTACAAAAGGGAACGCCCAAAAATGCGGGGTTCCCGGTAAATATCAACGCAAAGAAACAAATCAAAACGCACGCCCACCACGACAAACAGAAATCGCAATTAAACATCTTTGAAAAGAAATCGTTCCCGTGAATCTGTACCCATTCAATGACGCCCCATTTGCGTAATAACGTCAGCACAAAAGCCGCTATTAATGCGACAACAATAATGTTATAAATAAAATGTTCCATATACTACAATTTACATGTTTCTCCAATACTCAATTCGCCCTCAAACCGGAATCCGCCGAACGGGTGCATTAAAAATTGGTTTTCTATTTCATCCAACGAAAAGCCCCTGTAAATGTTTTCCGCCAATTCGTACACTTTGTTTATTCTGTAACTTCCATTTCGCACCAAAAAACCGCCGTTCAAAACGTCCAATATTTGCCGCTTCAAATCCTCTTTGTTGCGTGTGCTTGCATCGTTGTATATCTTTCTGTAATCAAACCAAAAGATAATCGAAAACGCCGTTTTTATCCCAATATCAGCGCCGGGTTCCCAACTTATGTTTTGCGGGTCGTCAACCCAAAAAAAACAGAAATTACCAATATTTGCATCCGGCGTTACTTCCATATAATCGTTATTGCCGGAATAAACATTTGGCGTATAATATCGCTTTTGGTTCCCGTTGTATTTAACAAGTCTTTCCGCCCTGCCAAATGCAAAATCCAACCACGGCAAATTATCAACCAATCCGTTTTGCATGTTTCCAATTATCCGGTCTAACAATTCCGGGTTGTCAATAACCGGGGCTTTTACATTATTTGCCATAAATTTGTTTTTTTGTTTCTGCCATTAAATCCGGGAAAATATATTTCCAAATCAATATTGAAATATTTTCGTCGGTTAAACCCAATATTTGACGACCGTATTTTTTTATTAAATCCTCTGTTTTAAAGTCAGACGCTTTAATTTCAAATTGTTTGTCGCCAACCTCTAAATAAAAACTACTTTCAAAATCTCCCTCATCCCGTAACGTTACCCGGTTTGTCGGCTGTCCCTTAGCCTCTTTAATTGCGATTGTTACGGGGCTGTATGGTGCATAATCCGAAATTTCGACGCCCAAACGGTTAATACCTTGTTCAAACAATTGTTCCTCGGCGTTCAAATCAACTATATATGCCTCATTGTCCCATATAATGTTTTGTATTATCCGCCCGGACGTCAAAGCCTCGTTGAAATCCGCAACCCTTTTTCGCAAATCGGTTATCCGTTTCATAAATACAACTTTTACATGAAATTATATACAACTTTCCCTTTGAATTATATAATTACACGGTTCTGTATCTTACCCCACGGTTATTGCAGGCTAAACAGATACGGTCTAACCCTTGCGTATCTATTTGCAACGCCTCATAAGACTTTTTAAGGTCGTAACCTAAACCGCCGGGACGAACGCCGGACGTGTTGCCGTCCAACTCATACAAAATATCCATCCGGGTTGCGTTTGATTGATTGCGGTTAACCCTTACGTTGGGGTTCATTGCCAACGTCCGCAATGCAATTGCAGCAACTTGTCTTTGTATTACCGTTTGGAAAATCTGCCTTTGGGAAATAATGAAATCCGTTAAATCGCATCCAATAGTAATTTCGCAATTCAGCCCGTAATTTTGGGTTCGTGTGTACATCGTGTATGCAATATCCCACAACTCCGGGTATTCTGCGAACGTTTCCGGCGCATTATACATAAACGGCGTTACTTGCAAATACTTTGTCAATTCTCGCCAAACCTCAACGGAACCCATGTTGCACGTTCCGCACGGCTCCCGGCTCCAATCCTTTGATACGTTAATTGCTTCCATTCCGGCGGGTAATTCGTCTTGATTGTAGCAAAGGAACCACGACCCCCCGGCGTTGTTCTTGTCGCTTATATACGGCAAATAACAATCAGTTAACGGGAACCACTGAAAACCGCCATTTGTAACGGTAAAATTCAAATCAAAAGTCTTTATTGGGTCTATCTGCGACGAATGAAACAAATACATTCTAACAACCCCGGTTCCCCCGGTCATTTGCAAACCTATCTTTTCAATTTTCGCCGTCACTCCCATTGCACGAACCGGGACAATTTCAAATCCTACCAACTTATGATTGTTTTGCAACGTCGCCCGTATGCGTCCGGCACCATCAAAGAACGTTTTTCGCTCCAACAAATTACGTGTTTCTTTATCCAACTGCTTAATCTGTGTAAACGTCTGTATTGCGGTCGCAATTCCGTTTCGGGTCATTCTCTCCAAAAAGTCCGTCAACATATTATACGGTTTCCAATATGGGTTTCCGTAATCCTCCCGGCTGTAATCATTATTAAAATCGCTTGCCGTTGGTTCCTCTCCGGTGTTGTTAATTTTAGCAATCCAAACAATACCGTTATGGCTCACTTTCTGCCCGGCTTTGTACGGCAATATCATGTTCCATTCCGGGTATTGCAGCCCCCAATCATCCGGCATAATCGCCGCCATACTATCCAACGTCAAAAGCGGGTGCGCACCTTGAAAATACAACCCACTTTCCGTCTGCGTTAAATTGTCGTCTATCGCCTTTGCCGGGTCGTATGATTGCTCCCACCCGCACACATTTTTTAACGCTTCGCATATTTCATTTATTCTTATCATAAAAACGCCCATTTATTTCCCATATTAGGAATTAAGATTGCAATAAATAAGGGGGCGGGGATAACCACCCCGTCCCCTCGGTTAAATAATTGTTCCGTTTTCCGGCTTATGCGCCTGCACCTCCGGCGGGAAATTCCCCGGCGTTGGTTACATATACAGGCATACCAAAAGGTACATTTTCCGCACGTGCTGCAATCTGCGCTTTGATAATCGGATTTGCAACGGTTGTTTGGTTGCTGTTGTAAGCAATTACAAACGCAACGTCTGCGCTAAATCCAAAATATTCTTTCACGTTGCACGTCATATCGGCACTCGCTGCGCCTGCTGTCTGTGACTGGTCGCCAACTGCTGTGTAATAGTGCGAACCAACGGGCAAATCAATGTACGGCAAACGTACAATGTCCCATTCGTGGAAATTCGCACGGGTGCGGTTCAACGCCTCACGGTCAACACGTGTTAAAACGCCAACGTTACCATCCTCTACGGCAAAGAATGTGCCGTTTTTTCTAGCTTCATTTACGACGTTGTTTGTATAATGGAACACTTTATTTTCGTATTCCATACGCTTGTTTACGTCGTTATAAATACCGTGCTGTGCCAATTTTTTAATAAGGCTGTCAATTCCGGCGTTACCTACGACGTGAACCAAACCCGGATAACAATTTGCACGCATAATCGGGTTAATATCGCCCATAATTTCGGTTGCCATCTGCGTTGGAACATCAATAACGTTTGCAGCGAAATTGTAATTCAACTCGTCTTTTAATACTTTGGTTTTTCCTGCCTCCAACGCTGCAACGGCTGCTTGGTCTAACGAATTTGCAAACGCTCTGCAAACCTTTTCCATTTTGCGGTTGAAATCGTGGTCATACGAAATTTCGTTGTTCATATACAACGTTGGCACCATTGTAAAGCCGACGGAATATGTCGCCCAAACCACGGTATAAAGTGCGGACGTGTTTTCATCGTCCGGGATAACACACGTACGAACGTTGCTAACCGTAACGTCGCCATCGTAATTGATAACCGGAACTTGTACCGTATTTCCGATTGAGGCAAACGCACGTTCACGCAATTTCGGGGACAAAATGGAATTTCCGGCGTTGGTCTGTTCAATGAAAAAATCCAATGCGCCATACTCGCACGGGCGGGTCATATTACGGTCTGACTCCGGGTTTTCTACTCGCCAATTCTGTAATCTTGTTGCAATTAAACTCATAGTCTTTTTATTTTAATTTGTTATTAAATGCGGGTTTACCCATTACCCGGTTATCTCTCCGGCAATTTGTTAATACTATTTTCCTGCCAAACCTTTCTCATATCTTCGTCAAACTCTTTGGAACCTACCGTTTTACCTTGCGCCATCAATTGTTTTGTAATAAGTTCGTACGCCTCTGATTGCGTTTTGGCTCCGCTTACGTCCAATGTAATTCCGCCGCCTCCGGCACCGCCTGCGGGCGTATTTGTGCCGCCTCCTGGCTGTTGTCTTTGCTGCTCCAATACTCCCATCGTTTCCAATTCTTTTGTCAGCAACTCGGCGGGCGTGAATGGGTTCAACTGATTGTTTGGATTGCGCATAATTGCGCCGCTTGCATCTTTGAACGCCAAAACCTTTCCGCCGTTTCCGTCGTCTATATATTCCGGGTTCATGCCTTTTACTTTTTCGGTCGCCTGCGTCAAAATAACCTTTGTTACGCTTTCCGGGAATCCTGCTTTGAATTTAAGCCCGGCGGCGGCTGTCTGCAATGCGTTGTCAATTCTTACTCCAAACAATTCTTTTTCGTGGTTTGCCTTTTCTGCCTCATACTTGGTTGTCAACTCGGTAAACTGCGTTGTCACGTTCTGCAAATCTGCTTTTGCCTGCTTCAATGCTTTCACGGTTTCCGCATCTGCCGCACCATCGGCAATTGCCTTTTCCAAACGGGCTTTTTCCTTGGTCAATGAATCAATCTGCGATTGCAGCCCGGTTGCGCCATCGGCTTTTGTTTTCATTTCCCCCATTACACGTTTTGCGTAATCATACGTTTTTTCGGTTCCATTTTTAGCGATACCGGAAACCGCCAAAATATCGGCATCCAAAGCCCCGTAAATTTCGCCCGTTTTCTTGGCAATAACGCTGTTTTCGTCATTCTGCGATAATGTTGTTATCGCTGTAATCTGTTCGTCAGACAATCCCGACAAAGCCGCATTTGTAACTAAAATTTCTCTCGTTAACATAATATTCTTACCCTTTGAATTAATTAAGTGCGATTGCTTCTACTGCTCCGCTGTTTGCGTTAATAATATCAATTGTGTATTTTGGGAGATCATCGGTTGTGTCAACCAACCAACTAACAACACGTGCATGGCCGATTTTCTTTTCAACCTCTTTTGTTACCAAAATAACGTCGGTAATTGTTCCGCCCTCAATACATTCAATCAACTTTTTCTTTGTGTCGCCGTCCAATGCTGCGGCGGTTGTGGTTACTTCAATAACCAAATTGTCTTGCTGTGCAATCTGTGCCATATTCGTAATTTTTAATGGTTAAATATTCTCGTTGTTTTCCGGGCTATCGCCTGCCGCTTCCTCTGCTTCTGCTGTTTTTTCGGCTTTTGGTTTTCGTCCGGCTTTCTTTGGTTCTGCTGGGATAACTCCGGCGGCTGTCAGTTCTGCAATAATTTCGGCTTTCATTTGTTCACGTTCTGCCGCCTTTGCTTCTGCTGCCGCCTTTGCTGCTGCTTCTGCCTTTGCTCGTTTGCTGGCTTCAATCTTTTCTTTGTTCGCTGCCTCCCAAACGTTCGGGTCGTGCATAATGTCAACTTTATAACCCATTTTTCGCAAATTGTGCAATCCGAATGTTTCAAAGAACTTTTTTCCGAAAACCTGCATACGTGGTCGTGAAATTCTTTCGCCCGTTTCTTGGTTGAATTTTACAACCTCAATACGACAATGATAAAAACTTTCTTCCCCTTTTGGAACAATGAAATTTTCCGGGGTAACGTCCAACAATCCGACGTCCTTTGTTTTACCCTCTGTTTCTGCTTTCACTCGCATAATCATAAATTTTTTTTGTTATTACTTCAATTTTCTTGGAAAATGGTATTTGGCTGCCAAATTCCAAAACGTTTGTATTCTCACGTTCAAACCTACGCACAAAATTAGCGAAATTCAATTTAATGCGCAATTCATCCTCGGTAATTAGCTGTTTTTCGTACAATTCTAATACTTCCGGACGTGTCAAATGTCGGTACGGCTCCAATTCTGCCAACACTAACATACGTTGCATTTGTATTGGGTCGTGTCTGTACTCCGTTTCGATAATCTGATTTTGTAGCGCATCCAATTCCCCCTCGCTTGTTCCGCTTTCTTTCGCCATCTTATAACGTTCTCGCAATTGGGTTGCATCAGACAAATAAAACTCGGTGCCATAATTGATTTTTGCCGAAATAAACATTGTTCCATAACGCAAACGGCAAACGGTTTCGTCAACGAACTTTTGCGCCGCCTCAAAGCCTTTTTTTACTCGGTTTAATACCGTGCTTTGGCTTTCAAAATTGGCTTTAATTTGCTGTTCATTTAATGCTTCACGGGTTGTTATTTCCTCGTTGGTACCAACAACCGCCGTAATTATGTTTGTACGCAACCGTTCTTCCTCGCTAACGTTATAATCCAAACTATTACGGTCAACGGTCAACATCTGAACCGGGTTGCGCAAATCCGGCTGTTTGTCGCCGTCCGGTACCGGAATTTCAATGAATGAACCAACCCCGACAATTCGTTTATCTCCGCATTTCGGGCAACGCATCAATAAACCCGCTTGGTCCAATTTATAATAGCCTTGTTTATCTTTCAAAAACCCGCCGTCGCAATAATCGCCGTTTTCGCCGTTCGTAAAATCGCAACTTTGTTCATATCCGGAATAAATCGGGTACGACCCGTACATATCCAAATTTTTCTTTGATAAATGATAAAAAAGGAACCAATCTAAACTTTCCAACTCGGTTGTTAACGGGGACGCCTTAACGTCCGGTTCTCTCAAATTCAATGGTTCGTTCCAAAAAAAACGTGCTGGGCAATATCCCAAATCGTGCGGGCTATCAATCAGCAATTCGCCAATATTGCCTTTTTCCTCGGTAAATACCCGGTATCGTTCATCGTCAATTACGGCAATACGGTTGTCGTCCTGCCGGAATATTATCCAACGCATAACGCCCGTTGTTTTGTCTGCCTTGTATGAAATAACGTGTTCTATTGGCAACCAATAAAAGTACGGTTGCGGGTAATTATCGCCGGGGGATTGCTCTTTTGGCAAATCAACAATTAATACGCTGTTAATTTCGGTTTTGAAATATTCCCATCCCTTTGTGCTCCAAATTTCGGGTTCTTCCAATACGTGTTGTCTGTAATACTCCCAATCGTCCCTTTGTTCGCTGTTCATAAACTGATAATTGAACGCCGGGTTACGACCGTCAAAAATGCGGCTCAACTTATCAAAACAAACGCCCGTTACCTCGTTTGTCTTTACGGGGTAACGGAACAATGTTTTGAACACTTTGAATTTGTCTGCGGGTATAAGGTTTGAAACATAAGCCAAAAAATCGGTCACGGGTTGCGTAATGTATGGCGTCAACGCCTTTTCCGCATGAAATCGTATGCGGTTTTGGTGGTAAATCGCCCTACTTATCGCCGCTTTGTTCCGTGGCTCCGTTATCTGCTTTTTTATTTCTCTTATATCTAAGCCCATTTTCTTTGTCAAATTCAAATTTACTATTTTCCGGTAACTGCCAACCGCCGTTATTTGGCATTTTTAAAAGTCTTTCGGCGTGGCTAACTTCAAAATCTCGTGTCGTTTTCAATGTTTCATTTTCCAACGTCACTATTGTTTGTTTACCCTGCTGCATTTTTTAAGTCTGTTAGCGGGTTAAAATCTTCCGGTACGATAATAGTCAAATCATCCGACCAATTAGGTAAAAACGTCCATTGTATTGCGTTGCTATCGGGTGCCTCAAATCCTCCCAATGTTTTATCCCCGATAAACAAAGAACGAATTGGAATAGGATAATGCGTTGTTGTTATTGTCGGGTTTTGCAATGCACCAATTGCGCCGTTTTCATCAAACAAATAAACCCCCAAATTTTGGGAATCGCTTTCACATTGCAAATCTTTCAATGCTTTAATCAGTGATTGCGGCATTTTACGCATAACCGCCGTAAATGTGGTTGGCTCACGTCCAATAATTTCTTCAATACCGCCCAACGTTTCGTTTCCTCCGCCGAACGTACGGGGTGCGCCTGCTTCTGCTGTCGGTGCTTGGATATACGGGGAGACAACAACTTTCGTGTCGTCCCCTGCCAATAACAACGGCGTCCATGACGCTTTTTCCCCAATACCCTGCGTCGTGATAAATGAATTTTTTTCTCCGGCGCTTTTATACAATCTCTGAAACGCTACTTTCTGAATCTGTCCGAAACTCTCGGCACACGTAAAGTTTGGAATGTTTGGCAACGCTGCTGCTGCCGGGCATTTACAAATAGCCATAATCTTAATTTTTTAACGTTAAAACTTTTGTTATTATCTCCGGGGGCTAACCCTTTGCCCCATTACTTATTGCAAAGTTATAATATTTTCGGCTAAATCCTTGCATATATGAAATAAAATGCTAATTACGACGTTTAATGCCCCTTGTTGCTTGGCTGTATGGTCTTGTATCGCCGTCCGCCAATTCCTTTTCATATATTCCGGTCAAACCGTCCTCCGGGTCGTCATGCTCATTTGCTGGGAAATCACGCAAAAACCCGGTTACGTGTTCATGTATCTTTGGAAAACGTTCCTCCCATCCTAACGGCATTATGATTTGGGCGTTGACGCTTGCCGAATTTGTTATAATGCGGCTTTCCTTGTTGGCACCTTGGTAAAATGGTTCGGAAATCGCTTTTATCTTTTTACGTATCAACTTTTCAAACCCGGCACCGCCGTTGTTACTTTCAATCCATGCTTTTTGCGTTCCACAACGGTTTATCATTTCCGGGACGGTAACGGCTGTTACTTCTGTATTTTCCTGCGTAAATACCATGTCAGTAATTAGCGCATACAAAATCGGTTCAAACCGTTTCTTTTGTTCGTTCCATGCCTCATTACCGGATTTGTAAACGTCATAACACGCCGAAAATGTAAAGTCGTCGCCCTCGTCTGCCACGTCTGTATAATTACCACTACGCACGAACGTTCCCCATTCTGATTTGTCAACGTACGTTCTGAACGGGTTCCGGTACAATCTACCCTCTGCGCTTCCGGGGTTTCCTTGGTCTAAGCATTGAAATTGTATTGGGTCTAACGCTCTTTCACGCTCCAATTTTGCCCGGCTGTGCATACTCTCCCATAAAGCCGCCCCCGGTTCCCTTGGGTCAATCTCGTTTGGTTCCCCGGTTTTCAACGCTTCAAAGTTTATGCGAACCCATGCACCATCCGGAATATTTTTAATGCTGTCCCAACTTTTAATATCAATAATCTTTTCGCCTCCCTTTTCAATCTTACCAATCAAATCTTCCTCATGCCATCGGGTAAATACAATCAGTTCTTGCGATTTATTGTGCAAACGCTTTTTTACAACGGTCGTGTACCATTTCCACGCCGCATTGCGTACAATCGGGCTGTTACCCTCTGAATAATCTTTGTAAACGTCGTCCATAATCATAACGTCAACGGTCTTTGACGTCAACGCACCGCCACGACCTACAACACGCAACGAACCCTTATGCCCAACCATTTCTATAACGTCAGAATTTCGTAAATACGTGTTTGCCATCGTTACCACATTTGAACCGTTCAAAAAGGTTTTCGGAAATATTTCCCGATATTTTGGGGTGTCAATTATTCGTTGAACGTCCCGGTTAAAATCCCTTGCAATTGTGGCGGCATACGAACCAATACAAATTTTTGTGTCCGGGTTCAATCCCAACATAAAAGCGGGTAATTTTCGGCTTGAACCCTCCGATTTTCCGTGCTGGGGCGGCATTTGCACAATCATTTTTTTTATTTCCCCGTGGGCGAACTTATCCAATAGCGTATAATAAACGACGTGGAACGGTTCCAAAGCCAAATCCGGTTGCATGTACCGGGCAAAGTTTATCAGCCTATGGCGTGCCGCCGCTTTTACTATCTCGCCGGGGTTGTTTTTCAATGCTGCATACATTTTAAGCAATTGTTCTTTATCCATTTTGTTTAATTCTTAAAAATAAACCATATATTTTTGTCTTACCCCCGTATTTTTTCTGACTTAAAAACCGGAAATCTTAAAAAACGACCAATTTATTGTTTCATTTTCCATTTGTCGCACGCTTTTTCCGAACGTATTATACTGCGATTTTCGACAAACGGGCATTTTAAACAAATTGGGTTCCCGTCCATATCCAAATTTGAATGGTCGTAATAATATTTACCCCAACCACAATTCCCGCACGTGTGTACGGGTTTCGGTTCATCTTTTTTCTTGATATTATTCTTTGTTGTTCATACCATCGTCAATTACTCCTTTTTCTGCTAATTGTTTTTTATATTCTGCTGTTTGCAATTTATCGGCGACCGCAAACAACAAATCCTCCGGTATTGCGGCAACATCATATTTCGGCGCATCGCTATTTGTATTTTCTTTCAATCCCGGTATATCAACTTTTATTGGCGCATCAAATCCCAACATCTTTGCCCGGCGTTGCTGCACATTCAAAAGCAAATCCAAAAACCGGGGGTTTCCGGCGGACGTTTCCGTTGTGGTTTCCTCATACCCGTAATATTCCGGGTTGTCGCCATCCTCCAACACTTTACGGGGCTTTGCGTTCTGTCTGTTTTTCTCTCTTGTTTTCCCGGTCTTGGAACGTTCCCACGCTTCCCACAATTCAACCTCCATTTTATCCAACTTTCGCAATTCCTGCGTAACGTAATCGTCTATATTTTCCATGCGTTCACGCTTCCACTCAATTAGCAATTGTTGCATATCCCAATAAACCATCTGTTTGCTGATTGTGTAACCGACCCCACGCCGGGCGTTTTCTTCATTCAGTCTTTCGGAAATCTCTTTGTACGTGTAACCACGCAAAAACAGATTTGAGCAAAACGACAAATCAAATTCTCTTTGGTCTTTCGTCCTTTTGCACATTTTCGGGCGTCCGCCCCTTTGTCTTTTACTTGCTTCCATTTTCCAACCTTTTTATAACGGCAAAGTCTTTCGCTTTGCTTTCCTCTCAAACGTCGCTTTCCCTTTGCTTGTTATTTTCGGGGAATTTTCGTTTTAAGCGGGTTTTGTTTGTTACTTGATACTTTTATTGTCTTTTGTATTTTCGTCGCCCTACGGGACTTATTTTGGCTTTCTTTCGTTCCGGTACCTAAACGGCAAAGCCCCGGTTATAATTCCGGGGCGTTTTTTATTCTTTTTCCATTTTGTTGGTTTTCAACAATAGGTAAATACTTGTTACCCTAACTGACGGCGTACCGTCCTTTTTGTCAAACCTAACTTCATACGAAAAATTGCCGTTGTGTTCTGCCTTGATAACTTCTATCTTTCCTGGCTTTCCGTTGTATTTTATTCTATCGCCTTTTTTAAACGGACAATTTTCTGTTATGTAACTTTCTGCGGCTTTTTCTCTTTCCTTTCTGTTGTACTCCAAAGCCTTTTGTTTTATCTCGGCTAATTCTGCCATTCTTTTTACGTATGTTTCTTTATCCATAACTTTATTATTTTTCTGTTGGTAAATCTACGGTTAACAATACGGGTTGCAATGGTTGGTTAAACGTCAGCATTGACAAATGTATTGTTCCGGTTTCTTTTACTCTCTCCAATTCTTCCGGGGATAACTGCCATTTGGTAATTATAAGCCCCTGCGGGTCATTGGGGATTTTCATTGCAGGTAACGGCATATATTCCGGTTGGTCTTTTGCAAAGACTACATTCACGCCGGGAAATTCAACGGGTTTCATTGCCTTGCTCCTTTCTTGGTTTCTTTCTAAACTTACGTTTCTTTTCCGGTATCTCAATACGGTGTATCTCAACACGTGCGCCAAAAGCCTTTGCCAACTTTCCGGCAACTTCTTTTACTTCTTCCGGTATATCATTTTGAGGCTTTCCCGACGCATCGGCGTTTATCTGTTTTAGCAATCCGGCGATTGCTGTTTTTTCCTCTTTGTCCGTTGTCGTCTTGAAACGCTGAATCAGATTTGCAATTGGTTGCGTTCTCATAAAGTCAGCACATTTAAAACGGTCTTTGCAAATATTGCAATCATCCGGGTAATTGTGTTTTGCATCCTGCGAACTCTTTTCGTCTGCCTTTCTGAATCCGTGCCATTCGTCACGGCGGGCGATTGCTTCCGTAAATACCGCCATTGCATCAATACAAATTTCTGCCAAAATATAATCCGGGGTATCTCTCATTTCCTTTTCTAAACCGTGCTTATTAATAAGTTCGGTTAGTTCTTTTTTAAAATCCTTTGCCATATCTTTAAATTATAAAGTTATTCTTTCTTGTAAGTCTAAAACCCATCCTTTTCCAAACCTCAATTTTACAATTTCAATTGCTTGTTTCAAAGCCTCAAACTTTGTATAAAATGCGTTTGTATTATCTCCGGGTTTATAGTTTTCCCATCTTATTGGGTCGTTCTCAATTTCTTCTTTCGTCAATTTTCGCATAACTTCAATTGTATATACTCCGTCGTATTTGCCTCTGTTCTTTTGGCAAATCTGCGCATATTCATCGCATATATACCCGCCGTGAATTGTCGTCCTATCTTCTTTTACTTCTGAAATAGTTATTCCATCGGCTTTTATTGCTGCATAATAATGAATGGCACCCGCCGCAATTCCACGGTATGACGAAATTTCAATTCTAACTTTTCTTGGATTGTTTGTACTTACAATATAATTTGGTTTTGTTTTCAGAACTAAATCCAAACCATAATCAACCGGAATTACATCGGGTAAATTTCCGCAATCCAAAGACAAATCAACTGCATCTTTTATTGTTAATTCCATACGCTTAAACTTCTACATGTTCAACTTGTGGTAACTTCTTTATGTATTCCAACATCGCCGTTTTGCTTTCCTCGGTTTCGTCGGTTCTGTTTATTACCAACTGAATAACTTCCAAAAGATAATCGCTATCAATACACGCATCATCTACGTTGGTAATATCGTACATCGGTTCTGTTATTTCCTTTGTGGCTTTCAACAAATCCTTTGCCAACTTTGCGGCTTTCTTGAACCTCATTTTTTCGTCCCTCTGAAAACATTTTCCCAATTTGCCCAATTTGCTTTCCGCATCAATTGCGCACGAATTAGCCATGTCAGCCAAAAGATATGCCGTATTTGTAAGGAACAACGCTTGCTTTCTTACTTCTTCTTTTTCTTCGTTTGTCATAGTATTTTGTTAAAACGTTCTTTAAAATGTTTGTATTCCTCGGCGGTTTCCTGCCGCATATTACCGCAAACCGGGCTTTCCGGTTTGTTGTGTGGGTGTTTGCGCATAAATTCCGGGTTTTTCTCACGTCCTGCAATTTTAGTATATGCCATTTCCTGCAATTCCTTTTGGCTATACCCTAATAATGCCGCAATATGGAATAAAACAACGTTTACGTCCGCCAATTCGTCGATAATATCATGCGTTCCGGGATTAATTTCGTTTATTTCTCTTTGCGTTTTTTCCCTGCTTAAATATCTTTCAAACGCTTCAAACAATTCGTTGTATTCCTCGGCTAATTTTCCCAATCTCTTTTCTATGTTCCTGCCGAAAAGTTTATTCATCTTTTCAAACAATCTCTTTTCGTCAAAGGTCAATCCGGCGGTATTGGCGTCTTTTTCTTCAAAATTAGCCATAAACGTTTGCATATCCATTTTGCCAAATTTTCCGTCCTGTGTCAATACAATAAAATTTCCCTCCGGTACGTCCAACATTACGCCGTTTTCGATCGGGAATGAATAAACCGCCAAACCTCCGGGCGTTCTCGGAATCTGCATTATTCCGCCTCCGGTAAAAATCTGCAATTTTTCCCAATTATCACGCTTTACGGGTAATGCACGAACTTCTAACAATCGGCGGCAATAAATATCCCCGGCGGTTTCGTCCGGCATATCTAAATTTGTGCGCAACTCATTTGGCAAATTTCCCGCCCCTTTTTCGTATTCAACAAAGAATATTGCACCACGCAAAAGGTTTTGTTCTTTAATCGTCTTTACGTCTTTTATTCTTTTTCCGTATCTGCCTTGAACTGCACATATTGCGGCTTCAATTATTCTTTCCTCTTTATCCGGGGCGTACATTTTAAGTTCAAAGTAATTTTCTTTCTCTGTAACTTCCGGTTCTGTTCCCGTTACATCTTCAATCATCAAAAACGTTTCCGCATCAAACGGAATAAATCTTTTCTTTTCCATCGCTTTTTTCTGTTATGTTATATAATTTTCTGAAATATATTACTTTGTTATCGCTATGGCTTGTTCTGTGGCATTTAAGCCCAACCGCCGGGCAATCGTCTTTATGGATAACGCAACATGCGCATCTACTCAAACATACAAATTTGCCAACCTTTTCAATCAGTTTATCAGACGGTTTAACCCATCTTTCCGCAATTATTACCATACTCCGGTAAACTGCAAGTTCGCCGGGGTTGTATTCACGTCCGGGTTCAAACGGTTGTGGTTTCTTTATTCTCATTTTCTATCGAACTAACCAACAAATCCAAATTTTCCTCTGTTCCGGAAATTGAAATTCTTGCTTTCCCTGCTCCCATTACCGCCAATTCCGTAATTGTGCAATCATATTTGCCTGCGGATTTTTGAAACTTTGCCGCCTCATTTAATGGCAATATTTTTGTTATCTCTTTCATCGCTCACGTTTTTAGTATTTTACATTACAAAGTTAATAATTTCTTTTGGTTTTTATCCATATCAGCCGGAAACCAACGGAAAAACAAAGCAATTTAATTTCAATATCTAAATAAACGTCATGTCCTTTTACGCCCTCAACCATAACTCCGGGCGTCAAATAAAATTGCTTATACTTCCACAAACTTTGCAGATACAAATAAAACCCGATACGTCCAATATGGAATCCGATTGTTTTCATTTCTCTATCTGTTTTTTTATCTGTTCCCAACTCTTTTTGTCAATTACCATTTTCCGGGGGTATTGTATTATTTCGCCCTTGGTATATACGAGATTATAGATACCCAATTTCCCCTTAATTGGCATTTCAACAACACGTCTTGGGTTGCGCATCATCCATCCGAAACCCTTTGTTATTTTTGCCCTCTTTTCCTTTGGAATCCGGGTGTTTTCCCAATCCTCCGGCGTAAACTCTTTTATCGGCTTCACGTCGTACAACTCAACCAATCCCAACGTAACGCCGCTTTCCATTCCCGGATAAACCGGGGACGCTGCGGAACATATCAGCACGTCGCCACGGTATGACGTGTTTTTGCTCCGAACTTCAATTGTCTTTTCCCCGTAAACAATACCGTTTTCATCCTTGTACGCCTCCGCTACCAAATCATTTGCGTATGGCTGTTTTACGGTCAAAGCACGCCAACGGTCATGCTTTTCCGGGTTGTAATCCTTATTGCTGTACTGCATATCATTTCGCTTTTTTGTTATTCCCGGCGGGCTGGTCATATACTGCAAAACCAATCGGTCGTCTTGGCTCCGGTTCCGGTTGTTTCGGCGGGATAAACTCACAAACCGCAATAACCTTATTTCCTTTTGTCCGGGTGCCAATCAGACGGGAACCCGCCGGAATTTTTATTTCAATTTCAAATCTCATTTTCAAAACGGCAAATCATCATTTGGCGTTGGTGGCGGTGGCGTTGGTGCTGCTCCCTGCTGTCCTCCGTTCTGTCCGTCTTTCTTTGGCGTCAACATTTCCATATCATACCCGTAAACCTCGGTAATAAAATGTTTAACGCCGTTGTTGTCCTCATAACTGCGGGTTCTCAATTCCCCCTCAATGTATAATTTATCGCCCTTTTTAACGTACTGCCCGGCTATCTTTGCCAAACCATTTGACAATACAATGTTGTGCCACTCTGTACGTTCCGGAATCTCTCTGCCGTCTTTTGTCGTGAATCCTCTTTTGGTTGTTGCCAACGGGAATTGTGCGACAACTCCGCCATTATCAAACGTTTTAACGTCGGGGTCTTTTCCGGTATGCCCCATCAAAATAACCTTGTTTACACTCATACAAAAAACGTTTTAATTATCCAAACAATGATACTATACAACGCCCACATATAAGACGCAACCGTTAACGTCACGAACGTGTATAACGCAATTTTATATCCGGTTTCTGATTTTATTTTCATGTCACTTGAATTTTACGCAATCCAACAAATATTGTTTCTTATTGTCCGACCATCCGGCGGCATGGTTTATCGCTTTTCGGTCGTCGTCGTGTACGAACTCACATACCCAACCGCCGACGCTTGATTTTTGAACCAATCGAACCAATTTACCAACAATGAAAGAACGCAATTTGTAATAACTTGAATTTTCGCCAACAAACAAAACCCGTCTTTCTGCATTTATTTCGGGCGGATTTTCGATTTGCGGGCGTTTCTCCCTTTCCGGGTACCTTTGTACCCTTTTAAAATCATTTTGGATTGAACGGCGGGAAATTGCCCCGTAATCGGGTGTTCTTTTTTTCGTCCTCATATTTTCAAACTTCTGTATTCGTTTTTAAGCAATTCAATAATCCGGACGTTGCCCGGATATATACGCATTTTCGTTTTATCCCCATTCTCCCAACATGAATGATGTTCAAAACATAGTATATTTATATTTCTTGCATCATGCGCCATTTCGGGAAACGCTCCACGGGTCAATAT